AACATTGCTCTGAACTACACCCTGCATGTCTTGATAAGTCAATGTATGAGTTTTAGCTAGAGCTTTAGTATTCTGCATGCCTCGGCCAGCAGTAGTTGCTGTCTCAGGCTTTGGCTTTTCTCCTGATGTGTTAAACACTAGGTAAGCCTCACCATGAAGGTAGCGGTCATAAAGAGCAGCAATCCAAAGGTCAGCAGCGGATTTCTCTTGGGCGGTCAAGGCATCTGACTTACGCACATAAGCCACAGCCACAATCTTATTTTGAAACTCTGGGTCGCAGAGGAAGTTCTGATAGCACCCAACATCGGGGCAAGTCAGCGAAAATATTGACATAATTTTAGCAGTTTAAACAACTTGAGTTCCTGGGCTGGAAGCCCTGAAGTAGTGCCTGAAACTTGACTTGCGCCAGAGTTTCAAATGAGCTTTGCGTAGTGAAATCTTGGATGGTGGCAACATCAATATCTCCCTTCACAAAAATTGGCTTTCCATCCCAAACCAAGTAAGCATGACGAGTGGCATCGACCAATGCTAGCTGAGTTTCTAGGTCTAAAAAGTCTGAGTGCAAATCTAACGATAAATCCTGCTTGTTCTGAGGCCTTCTGTGGACACCATTGCTCTGCCTGTATAGGCTCTCCTCAATGATTGGCTTCTCACCTCCACCATTGATGCCTATCCTGACCTTCTGCTTCCAATTATCAAAGTATTCATAGCCCTGAGCCATCGTGTTGTTATCGCTCCAGAACTCCAGCATGGTGCTGAAGCAGTCTGATGGATCAATGTTGATGATGTTGCTCAGGGAATAAAGTGAGTAGGCATTCACATCAACTACCTCACAAGAGCAGCTCTGGTATTCAGTGCTAAATAATAGAGTTACAACTGAGTCATCTTCGTTGAACACATTGTTGCTCATTCTGTAATCTATGTTGCAATCTACTGTCACTGTCCAGCTCCAAGCCAAGGTGTTAGTCTCCTCGGTGTAGGTGCATGACATGCCTGGAATGGTGTTGCTAAAGTCAATTATGTCTTGCAAGTCAAATCCACCGGGAGGAGGAAAGGTGTCTGGAATTTGAATTTTGTATATCTGTGAATAATTAACGCCATCGAACAAGGCAAAGCCATAATACTTCAGCGGATAGGTCTCATTTATGTTGTCAATGTAAGTATTAATTCCATCCACAAGCTCATAAGTGAATGTAAGCTGGCAAGTAGTTCCTCCGCCTGTCTCCTCTGCATTGTAAAGCCCCATGCGATAGCAGCCTGCCTTAACTGCTGGAATGGTCACACTTGCCTGCATCTGGGTTGGATTGCAGCACAGCCCTTGAATGTAAGAGCTGTAATAGGTTACCTCATCAACTATTGACCTAGTCTGGATGGTTGGATAGTCAGCTGACTGATAGTTGCAGAAGTTGAGCTGCACTCGCTCCTGACCATCAATGAACACAAGCTCTCCATTGACCTCAATGCCTGCTGGCCAAGTCAGGGCAACAACAGCATCAATAAACACCTGCTTATCATAGACAGTTACCGTGCCTGCTGGCAATGTTGCTGCCACAATGCCAAGCTGAGCAGTGATGTCATCAGCTGCTCCTGTGCCAGTAAAGTTGGTTGTGGCATTACTGAACATAAACTGAAGTGGAGCAGGCCCGACTAATAAGGTGATGAATGAATCCCAGTCATCATAGGCTGGCACTTCCTCATCAATGGTGATGTAGGGCAGGACTATGCTCATGCAGCAGTTCCTGCTGGCCTCACCTATCTTTTGAACAAGCTCTCCATTCTCCTTGAATAGGCCAACATCAACTGAATTGATGCCTGTAAGATTGCCATCAACTACATTATACTGATATTGGTCACCAGGCTTAGCTGGCATAGGGTAGAACTCAGGAGACACATAGCAGTCTGAGGTAAAGTGAATGAACTCAAAGTCGAATGTATCATCATTGTATAGCCATCTGCCTGCTTGCAGAGGCTCATAAGGCAGCGCAGTAACTTCTGAATAGGCTGTCAGGAAGTTGTACGGAGAATTACCGTAGATATCAGAGACAAACCTCTGCCATAGCCATTGGCCATCAAATCTGCCGACCAGAATGAACTTCCTTCTAGTGGCATCAATAAAGTTAATCTGATAACGATTGTAAGTAGTAAAGCTCGGATTGGCAATGGATTTAGTCCATCCATCCGGCATTGTGTACTTGGCATACTCAGTCGGCACAGAGTTAATGTCATTCAATGATGCCTGAATGATGCGCTCCATTACGCTTACGATGTATTCATCATCACCATCAAGTGATGGAAGTTCAAATGTCCTTCTGTTCTCGTAGGGGAGGTTAGGCACAGGTTGCCTGTCCGGCACTCCATTGGCATCGAAGAACCAATTATCACCTCTGGCCAAGCCTGAAGTGGCAACATTACTGATTGGATTAAATGAGTAAGTAATCGGGAAGATTGCAGAACCATTGATATTCACAATCTCCAATGCCTCACTAACCTTGATTTCCTCATTAATCAGAGGCTCGGCAAATGAGCCACTAAATGAGCCAGGAGTAAAGGCATTGACAACGCTACTGACAACAATGGTAGTGGAAGGCACAAAGAACCCATTGACAACAAATGCTCTACCCGGCAGGCCAAGAGCTGCCATGTCTGGGTTAAAGACGGTTATGTTATACTCCGTGTTAAATGGTGGATCAGGAATCTTCTGAATACTAAAGTCAAATCTGCCATAGTAAGGATGCTCCTCATAGACCTTCACCCATTGCTTAATCGCAGAATAAAGCCCATCAATGGTCTTGCCCGGCCAGATGCTTGGCAAGTCAATGGTAAGTTGCCCGACCATCTCATTGATTAGGTCGGTCATGATTTGGTTATCCGGGAAGAACCCGGCATTCCATGCCTGCTTAAACCTGTAAAATGGATTAGGATTGCCCATTGCTTAGTGTGTCAATTATCATCTGTGCCGATGTCTGAACAATTCCATTGATGCTTACCTCATTGGCTACTACTGTGACCTCAAATTGAGAGTCATCATATTTTAAATTAACAAAAACCGCATCATTAACCTGTTGAGTAGTGCCAACTGAGTATTGCAGACCACGATAGGTCAAAAGATTGTTTATGAGTATTAGTTCCTCCATTATAAGGGTGTTGTTCCTATTAATACATTAATGACATTCCGAGACAATGATGGTGCGCCTGTTACCCAAAAAACAATGTATTGAGTAATTGACCAGTCAATGGCAAATGTTTCATTTCCAATATTTGTTGAAGTTGTAAATCCATTTTGTAAATATCTCGTTCCACTTCCAGAGATCCCTCCAAATAAATTAAGATTTAAAATTACATTTTGAGCCGAATTTGTTGCTGACATTGTACTATTAAGAATGTTTGTTCCTCCTATTGCTGCGGAAGTATTTACACTAATTGTATAGGCAATTGCAGATGTTGCTACTGTTGATCTCATTTTAACATTTAGCATAAAAGCATTATTTGAAGAAAATGTTCCTGCCGGAATTGTTAATGTTTCAACAATTGTATTAACTGTCGGATTAGTAACAGTTGTGGCAGTTGTGTTTTTTAAATACTGAGTTGACAAAGCCCCTCCATTGCTTATCCATGAGAGAATGCCTGAACCATTAGTCTGAAGCACTGTTCCTGGAGTGCCATCTGAATTGGGCAAAGTGAATGTAGTGTCTGCCGCTACTGTTGCCGGTGCTTTTAGCCCGATGTAGTTAGTGCCTGCTCCACTTGGCTCAATAAGCCTTATCTCGCCTGCACTTGCTCCATTTCCAAAGGACTTAACACCTGTGAATGTCTGGGCAGAGGTATCAACAAGTCCATTAGTTGCAATCCCTGCACTTGGAATGGCAAAGGTGTGAGTATTAGCAGCAGAAGTGATTGTCATGTCACTACTAGCAAAGGTCTGGGTTGCTCCGGTCTGGGTTGGCCCTGTTGTGCCTACCATTCCGGTGATTCCAGTGCCTGCCATTATCCCTGCCTGTTGAGTTACTGTGAAAATGGTGGAGGCAGTAGATGGAGGTGGACTTCCTGCGGCATAAAACTGCATTGTTACATTAGCAGCACTATTGGTACTCCATATTATCTCATAATACTCTCCTGCAGAAACACTAAGTAAGTAATTCCACCCTGTAATTAAATGCCCCTCATTTCCTGCTCCTGCTGCCTTTCGGGCAGGTATTTGAACGAATCCTGCGCTTCCAGGCACATCAGTACCATTTAGTCGTATCCAAATCGTAATGTCATGTTGAGCATTGTCAATGTTCTGGAATTGGCTACTGAATTGCAGATTATAGATTCCGGCATTTGTAAAGGTTATTCTTGTCGGGTCTCCTGAGCCATTATTGACAACAGTAACCTGATTAGTCAAGTCCATTACTTCAAACTCCATTGGATAGCCAGTATTATTGACAGCAGCAGTTTGAGTAACTAAACTCTGATACATGGCATAATAACCTGTTGCGCTTGCTCCTGCCGGAGTTGCCCATACATTATCGCCTCTTAGAAATGTAGTCGCAGATGGTGTGCCTGTGGCAGAAAGCATTGGAATATCAACTGCACTATTCGCAATCGTAGCAGTAACTGAACCTGTGCCTGATGCAGTCACATCTCCAGTAAGGGCAGTAATGCCTCCTCCTGTGCCACTACTTGCCGCAGTAACTCTGCCATAGGCATCAACGGTAATGTTGGAACTTGTGAAGCTACCGGATGGGTCTGGGCTTACCGTGTTAAGTGTAATATTAGGAGCATTGCCTCCTGATGAGGCTAATGGAGCAGATGCAGTTACCGCAGTAACAGTACCTACCGGAAGCCCTCCTCCGGGGAAGTAGCTTATCACTCTCCAATTACCTGAACCCTCAGAGATGAGCATGATGCAATCACCTGCGGCAGTTGTTACATTGGCTGCTCCTGGAATAATCAGGCTTGTGGCATTGTAAACCAGAGTTACCGGAATGTCAAAGCACAACACAAACCTTGATCCGGCAGGAAGAGTGCCAAAGGAGTTGATTGAGATTGAGCCTGTGCCTGTGATGTGGACAAAGTTGCCATTGGCTAAGGCTAGGTTAGTTGTTCCTGATGTGGCAGTAATTGGATTGCCTCGGCACTCATAAAAAGCATTCTCGAACTCACTTGTGTCCTTTTGGGTCACAAAGGAGGTAATTCCATTAGTTATCCAATCCCGCAAGTCCTGCGGAGTTATCAGCTGACTATTGTTGTCAGGGAAAAAGCCTAATGAATCTGTACTTAATTGCGCTCTGGTTCTATTCGCCATTGTCGAAGCCTGTGCTGTAACCGTCTGTGAATGCTCCTCCTACTCCTGAAGTCTGTGCAGACATGAGCAGAGTGAACTTAGTTGTACCACCGGAAGCATCTTCAGGCTGATTCATGGCCTCTGTAATGAAGCCCTGAACATCTAAACTGCCTGAAGTGAGCCTAACTTTCCGGTATTGCTCTTCTTGGCTCAAAAATAAGAAATCGCACAGACTTTGTGGATAGCTAAACTCAATGCCGATAGGCTTAAAGAGGTACTCCTTTTCGCCTGCTCGAAATAGGTCGGCATAGATATTTGAGTTCTCATAAACATCTGAGTCGCTAGCATACTGCTGGCATGGTTCAATGCTATCAGCTATCGTGCTGATGTAGGCAACTTGATATTCCCCAACTTGGAATCTGAGCATCTTAGAATTAGTGCCATAAGTGTGCATGCCAAGCACCTTCCACCATCTGAATGCTACTCTGGCTGGTGTGTGCCAGATGTTGTATAGGTTGTTAAGTGGTGAGCTGCTAAAGTTAATTAAGCTCGATGGCATGCTGATTTCACCTGGAGCAAAGGTAACTGCTCCGACTTCCTGCGGCAGATTGAAGCAACTGTCTTCAATGTCATCATAAATGACCTCATTCCTGTTGAGCCAGATGATGAATGTCTCATAGTCATTAGGCCTGTCTGATGTTGCTCCGCCAAAGGTAATGCCTGAGAGCCTCCTGCTGAACTCAATGGCATAGCCTTCAGCAATAATCTGACTTCTGATGTCGAGCTTGGCACTACTGGCCTCATTCATTGCCCTGTTATCTACGAAGTAGTTGCGGTCAGTGTGAATGGCATACACACCAGAGATCTGAATGTTCTTCCACTTGTCTGAATATCCTAGCGTGATGTTGTTCTTCAATAGATCAACCTTAGCCATTTGATCTACTTCACCTACATTAAAAAAGCTCTGGCTGATGTCATTTTGGTAAAAGTATTCCCTCGGCTCTACTCTGATTTTCCACTCCGTTCCTGTCCATTCGTATGCCCAGCCAAGGCAAAAGATTTTATCGAGGTCTTCAAAAGTGTTCTTCCAGGTTGTCTTTAATGCGCCTAGGTTATTAGTAGTCTCAGCTCTCCTGATGCGTAGGCCATTGGTTAGCGCATTGTTCCAATAGCAGCCATTACCTGACTCTGAGAAGGCATCAGATAGCAACTTATCATTGCTGCCTGTCATCAAGTAGATGCACCTTCTTAGCCATTGCTCAATGGTCAGGCAGTTGGCAGTTGATGCAAACTCTCCGGCATTGATTTCATTCAGGCTTATCTTATAGCCATCCGCAATGTCAACAGTTACCGCTGCTGTTACTGTTGAGAATGTGTCTTGGACAAAGAACAGAGAAATAGTGTAGCCACTTGGAATGGTAAATGAGCCTGTGAAAGTTTGGCTTATATTATCTATTTGACCCGGCAGAAGGTCAATGGTGTATAGGTTAGCTGTTCCGGCAGCAATGTTCCCATTGAGCGCAATAAATGCCAATGTGATTTGAACATTGCCTGTGGTGTCATTATTGGTCAGCGTGAAGTCAATGGTCACCTCATAGTTCCAGGTTCTGGTTGTGCTTCCATTGTTCTTTAGAATAGGTGTTGTTTCCCATGAAGCCAAGGTGATAAATATCACATTCGTATCGAAGGTTGAGCCATAGGTCTCCTTGAAGTCACTCTGCTGCCAATAGGTAGGCACAACTGCGAATCTTTGGGCAGCTGGCCCAGCAGGGCCATTCGATGTGAAGGTTGAGCTGCTTGCCAAGTTCTTACCATTAGCCTGAAGGTATAAGTCCTGCCTGTGCAGCCTTATCTCCTTCTGAACCAGAGCAGCAACAGCATCACCATTAAGGTCTGTGGTGCTGGTCAGGTCAATCTCCACATCCTGCCTTGACTTGAATTGCTCTCTAAAGTTGTCATCAATGATGCCTACGGTTATCTCCCAGCTGTCAGTGTCACATACATTATGCTCCTGGTATATGCTTAGATTGAGCATGCCTTCGAACTCATAGACTGAGCCACCATAACCTACATCAGATGTGATTTTAATGGCTATCTCGGCATTGATGAAGTAGGTGTCATAAAGCTCTTTAATCAGCTTTGCGCCCTTATTATAGAACCGTAGCTCAGTGCTGAATGGCTGGTCAATGCCATGACTCTCCATCCTGACCGCTGTGAACTCAATGGCATCCCAGCCAATAGGCTCTTCTACCTCAGTTCCATTCAAGTAAAATTTCCATCCTGCCATGCTACAAAGGTAAAAAGAAAAAGCCCCTGCAATGCAGAGGCTCTTTACACTAGTCTAATCTAAACCAATAACCTCATGAATCAGTTCTGAACCTATTGTTCAAAATTTTAGTTGTCCTTCTGGGAGTACGGATGAACTTTTCAAACCCTCGCTCATCCATGCTGAGCTGTGTGATAGGTAGGCTTTTCAGGATGCTACCCAGCTCTCTTATCTCGCCTACCACCGGAGAGCCTGAGCTGCTGTTGCGGTTGGAATAGTGGTTAGCTAGGAATAGCTCTTGCCTGCTGAGCGCATGGTTAGGTATTACTTGTGAACCTTTTGGCAGATCAACCAAAGTTGCAGATGCCGGAGTGAAATAAACTTTGCCAGACTCAGTCACAACTTTCTCCACCCCTCGCTCACCAACTATGGCCTTGCCTCCTTTGAAGGGCTTGCCCTTAGTACCTTCTGCGAACTCAGGCACAGGAGTAGCAGCAATGATTCCTATTTGAGCTGCTGCTATTGCCCCGGCTAATACAGCCAATGGAGCTGTGGCTGGATTTGGTGCATACTTAATAAGCTGCTCACCTAAACTGAATAAGATTCTGGCAACTGATGCTGCTTGCTCAGCCTTAAACTGTTTTGTCCTTATCTCTTTCTCCTTCTCAGCCTTCTGCTGATTAAGCTCATCAATCTTTTGTTGATTGCCACCAGCAAGCTGAATTTCTAGGTCATACCTGCGCTGGAGTAAGGTCATTTCATTGTTTAGTCTAGCTTGATAAATGCTAAACCCACCATCTAGAATAGTCTGACCTAATTCAAATGCCTTATTTCTAATTTCCTCTTTAATCTTAGCAGCCTCCTTCTCCTTTTCAATTTCTTGTTTTAGATATTCTTCATAATTTTTTGACCATTTCTTTAGTTGGTCAGCTCGTTTATCATATAGATTCTTATCCTCTTCAGCAACTTTGACCTTTGCATCTTTAGTTACCAACAGCTCCTTTTTTGCAGCTTCTTCATAGTCTTTTGCTGCCTTATCTCTCAATAGCTTGGCTACTTTGACCTCATCCTCAATAATTCCAATGTTCTTGGTACTGTATTCCTTTTTTAGCTGAAAGACTGCCTCCTGGAATACTTTTTCAGCACCTACTTCGCCCAGCTTTGAGCCTCTGAGCTGAGCCATCAGCACCTGCTGCTGTTTCTCAAGCTCAAGGAGTTTTAATCTGGCTTGATATTCAGCTTTTAGTTGCTTCTCTGTGACATCACTCTCTGCCTCTGCTGCTTTCGCTCTCTTATTAATTTCATCAACAGCAGCTTGATTCTGAGCTTTAAGAGCTGTCAAATACTTTTCTTCCTTTTGAGCCAAGATTTCAAGTTTACCAGCCCCAATATCAACTGCAACCCTAGATTCAGCAGCTACTTGCTCTCTTATTGCCCTTTCTTCTGCTGCCTTTGCCTTTAAATCTTTAAGCTCCTTCTCCTTGATGGCAATGTTGCGCCTAGAATTGACTTCAATATTTTTTAAGGCCTCATCTGAAGTATTGGCAAAGAACTCCGTGTAAGCTGTGTATTGGCTACCTAAAAACTCTTTAGCCTTTTGCTCATCACCTTTAAATAAATCATTGAGCGCACCCAGAAATTCTGCAGTAAGTTTTAAAGCTCCAGAGAAAACCGGAGCTAGTCTAGTGCCTATGCTATTAAGTAGGCTGTCCCAAGCATCTCCAAGGTTGCTGATTTGACCGCCTAATGTACCAGATACGGCAGCCATTGACCCACTTACTCCTTGTAAATCACCCAATGAAAGCAAGTATTCACGGATGGCCTCATTGGTGAACTTAGTCTGTGTCTGAACTCCCTTAAAGGTAAATGTAACTTGATCTCCTGCCTTACTTGCCCGGATGCCAAACTCCTTTAATCGCTCAAACTCTCCGGTCTGTGCATCAATGATGGCCTCAGTAAGTTGGTCAAAGTTCTTACCTGTGCTACTAGCTAGGTCTCCTAGCTTCCTGAGTTGAGCATTGGTCGGAGTAAAGCCCTGATTGGCTAGCTTAACAAATGACTGAGTAAGTTCCTGAACTGAGAATGGAGTCTGCGCAGCAAACTCTTGAATCCTGGTTAATGCTCCTTGTGCTGCACTATTGCTTCCAAGTGTATTCTTTAAGATTGCCCCTAGCTTCTGAAACTCGGCAGTAACAGCAATGACCTCTTTGGTAAAGCCTACTATTTTGTCCGCTGCGAATATCCCGGCAATTATTGGCCCGACCTTGGCCGCCACTGCACCCATGCCACCGAACGCATCGCCAGTGTCTTTGCCTGCTTTCTTAGCCTTGTCTCCGACATCATCAAGCTGCTTCTTGAGCTTGCCCAGCTCAGCCAGCAACTGCCTCTCCTCTGCTGTAATCTTATCGAACTCGGAGGTAGCCTGCTGGAGCTTACTCAGGTCAATGTCATACCTGATTTTAATATCGTTAGTCGAGATAGTAGCCATGGCCCAAAGATAGCAATTAAAAAAGCCACCGAATATCAGTGGCCTTTTCTCAATTATGAAAAACTAAACAAATCTATCCCTTACCCTTTTTACTCTTTTGTGCCGCAATATAGCTGCTGACAATTAAATAGTATTCATAGACTGGCCTTTCGACCAAGAATTTAGCTCTGACAGGATCTCCACCTGAGACTCTAAACTGCTCATCAAATCTGAGTCTGTGCTGTCTAGTGATTGCAGTCCAATAATGTGTTTCAGGTTGTTTAGGCTTTGGAGAGTTTCGGCCTGCAAATAGGTCGGGAAATTCGTGCTGTATTCGGTCAAAGAGGGCAGATAGGCATACTCTGGCAGATTCAAAAAAAAACCCTGAACATCATTATGCTCCATCCAATGATTGAGCTTCTGCTTATTGTATGGGTACTGATAGTCCAGCGGATTCTCATGCTCATCAAAGTATAGAACTGTTGCCAGCTTGAGCTGCCGGAGTAAGCTCACAGACATCTCCATCTGCTCTTTGAGCCTTGAGGCCATTACCCCTATCTCATAGAGCTTCTTATCATCCTTCTTTTTCTTGTCCATGAGCAGATTGATTAGCCCATTATTCCATCCTCTCAGGAAGTCTGGGTTAATCTGCCAAAGTTCTTCCGTGAAGATGTCACGAGCAGCCACTGCCCTCTGGAATGGCACATTGACTTCAGATACGAACTTGAAGTAATTGACACCACCTGAAGTGAAGGCATATTCAATCTGATCCCAGCGGTCAGCAGGAGCTACTCCCCTGTAAAGAATTCGGCCACTTTCTGCTTGTACAGGAGCTTCTTTTGCCACTTGTTCAGTAGCAGGAGGCACAGATGGTTTGCGCCTAAAAATATTGAGCATAAGTAAAATGGATAGTCAAAGATAAGGCATGAGATAACCAGGAACTGCCAAGCTCCTGAGCAGAAAGGGCATTCACCTAGTGGCTTCGCCCAGAAGGTCGGCAGCTTCTGAATCTGCAACAGATACCACTGTCCAAGTGGATGATCCTCCAGAAAGTAGTCCAGAAATAAGGAAAAGCCTGCGCTTAGGAAGGCTATCAGCAGTAAGGTCATCAGGCTGCTCATCGTGTGGTAGTTCGATAATGCAGCAGCCTCTGCGCTTACCTCCACAATTTGATTGATAATCATTGTTCATTGGTTTATGCGAAAATGTTTAAAACTAAAATGTTATCCTCCTGATTGCTGTAAGTTGTGGCAAAGCTCATGCAGATGCTATCATACTGCTTGCCATCAGTAGGAGTGAAGATGTATGGATTACTGTTGCCCGGCTCATAGAAGCTGATGTGATATTGCCCACCGTAGCTATTGATAAACCCTTCAGGCATTGCTGTCAGGTCAATCTCAATGAAGCCCTCAAGGTCAATGGTCAAGAGCTGCTCAACGATGACATTCACTCCTGGCTTAGTGATTTTAATGACTATGTCTGCCTCGGTGTAAGTGATAGGCACAGCGATGTAAAACGCAAAAGGGCAGCCATTGAGCGGCTCACAGACCTTAAAACAATCACTGCAGCATAGTGCCATACTTCTCCAGGTTAAAGTTGCTTGTAATTTCAGCAAAGTTAGAGAAAATAAAATAGCGGAAGGCATCCAGAGCATGAGACTTGTCTGGGTTCTTATTCTTCCAAGGGTCAAGGCTGCCTTGCCTGTCCACCTTTGCCTCCTTAAGGTCAGTAACCAGCTCCTCACATCTCTTGCCACTTATCTGAACCTTGGCCTTCTGAAGCACAAGGATTGTCACCAGCCTGCTGGCTATGTGGCTAGGGTTAGACTTAGCCACCTGAAGCTGCATGTCGCTTACCTGAAGGTAGTTCTTGATGAGCGCATAGGCTGAGATGTTGTCCATTGTGAACGCATTACGAGCAGCACCGGAGGCATCACCATTGATGATGTAGGTCATGCCGGGGAACTCCTGTCGAATGGTCTGGCACAAGCTGGCAAGGTCTCCAACCCGATACACTTTGATGATGTTGATGGTGGCATAGTAGATGCCTTCCTCTGAGTTTTTAATGTACTGACTCACCACGCAGGTATTAGTCACATTAAAGTCAAAGGCTAGGTATAGATTGTGAGTTGGAGAGGCCTTGATGTAGCCATCGTAGACATGCCTGCTAAAGTCGAAGCTGGTGGCAAATAGGCTTTCCCTATCCCAAATGCCCCACTGCCCAAGGGCATAGACTTCATAATAGGTCTGGCTCACTGACTTCAGTGCCTCCATTCTAGTCACATACTCATCATCCAGGAAGTCAATGGCATCTTTGTAAGTGCCATGCAGCCGGAGTATTTGGTTGGCCTCTTTTGGAGGAACATCATCGAAGAACCTCTTCTTAATCCAATGGCTATCACTAACCGGATTGAATGTCAAGAAGAATCGCTTTGGATGTTCTGACTTACCTCTCAAGCGGAGAGTAATCTGAGTGAAGTCCTCCAGCGTTAGCTCAGTGGCCTCCTCAATCCAGATGTACTTAGCCTGGCTCAATGACTTTAGCTTCTCAGGATCATCACAGCCAAGGAACACAATCTTATTAGTGCCTGACTGAAGCTCCATGTAGCCTGTCTTAGCCTTAATGAGCTTGTCCAGTCCCCATTGGCTAATCTTGTTCCTGAAGTCAGCAAAGACTGAGTTCCTGATGGTAGCCGCAACTTTTCGGATGACAAAGAAGGTCTGGAATTGATTGGCCTTGTTATCGCATATCTCAGCCAAGAATAGCTGAATCATGGTCTGGCTCTTGCCTGATCCTGCCCCTCCCCAAAGGATATTGTAGGTCTTTGGGTCGGTTACTGCATCAAGATATTTCTCCTGCCACAGGTCAGGACTTGATAAATCAACCTTCGGCATCAGCCTCTTGCTCTGCTCCCTTCTTGTTAGGCCTCGGTTTGATTACCTCCACCACTTGCATGTTCACCTGCTCCTGGTTCATTAGGCCAAGGTCTCTGGCAATGATGTTGTGATTAAATAGCCCACTTGCAGCCCCTTCCAGCTTGCTTGTATAAATCGCTTGCTCTATGCGTGTAAAGACTTGAGCGAAATCTTTTGACTTGCCTTTATAAACAGCAATAGTGGCCCATGAAGCAAAGCCACAGGCAAGCGCAAAGCCTTCCTTAGTCAGCAGCCTTTTCTTTGGCAATCTGACCTCAGTTGCATCCTTACCTCTGAAATCAACCTCAATCAATGGATTTTCCTCTGCCCACTGCACATACTGCTCAAAGTTCTCAAGGATTTCCTCTGGAGTTTTGAATCTGCCATCTAGCCCATGCTTCAGCCTGAGCTGCCAACATTGATTTCCTTTTGGTGCTGCCATAATTTTAGTACCGGGCTTCCGCCCCTTGTTTTGTGGTTTATTATTTCTTCTTAGCTGTCTTCTTAGCCTTCTTAGCCACAGAGAGCGCAATGGCGACAGCCTGCTTCTGAGGCTTGCCTGCCTTCATCTCGGTCTTAATGTTGCTGCTAACTGTCTTAGCCGAGTAACCTTTCTTGAGTGGCATAATTTTAAAGTTTAGGCAAAGATAAGTATTTCAGAATTGCCTCATAAATCTCAAGCTGATTAGACCATCTGCGCTTATGCCCTTTGGCGGCATCCTGAAGTTCTAATTTATTTTTTAGCTGAGTAATTTTACGGCCAAGGTAATCCTGGCAGTCTTGCTTGTTCATGTCTGGTTGTTTGAGTGAGTAAAGTAAATCATTGGAATAGGTGCTTCGCCCCTCCCATTGGGCAGGCACTTGGCTGATGTGGATGCTAGAAAGGACAGTCATCTATGCTAAAGTTATCGTTTAAGTCTGGAGCTAAAATTTCAGGTGTTGGCAAGTAAGCATTTAAGTTCAGAAGCCCCAAAATTCTGTTCATAGGATCACCACCATTAAACATAAATCTACGCTTTGGGTAATTGTACTCAAATTGAATAAAGCCTC